CTCACACGAGCGACGTCACTGGTGTGCAATCTCATACTGGTGGTAGCGGTGGTATTTCCAGTATTACCTTGCCCCCTGCTATTATTGCCCATGGCATTTAAAACAGACCTGATTTCTCTCCTCAGGGCATTATTCTCTTCTTTTGCCTCTATCCTCATCCCAGTTATATCGGCCCTTACGTCACTTATTGTAGCTGCAAGGTGTCTTATTTTGTGGTCAAGAATTGCATCAATACTATCTTTAGTCACAACAGTTCCCCTCAGGCGTATGACCTCCTTTTCCAATTCTGCCTGACTATCTTGGCCCTTCTTGAAGTCAGAATAAAAGATTTTAAGGGCCCCCAGCAGTACGCAGGTCAATACTGCCCAGAGTGCCTTTAAAATCAGCATAATGTCAAAAATCATAGAGATCTCCATCACATCTTTATTGCCGGTGTGCGGCTGTGTGCATAAAATAGGGCCAACTGGCCCTAGTTATTCAAAAAGTCTGGTATTTCTGGGATGACCCCCTCTCCCTGTGCCTCAAGAGATTCCTTGCAGCGCGATAGCTCAACAAGATAAATTTGGGCACTCTTGTTTCTCTCTGCCTCCTCTTCTGTTGCAATGCCCAGATTAACAGGCGAAGAATAGAGGGGGATCTTTCCAAGAACCCAAGAAATTCGTGAAGAACAAATCTCTATCCTGTCCTCCACGCTTAGCACTTTATCTTTCCATGAAGGATATCCCTCTTCATTTGCTCCTAAGGTTTTACCCTCCGGTGGCATCCCCTTGAATGTAAGGTAGTCACTGTTTTCTATGCCTACAGCATCTTCCGGCCAATTTTCATAAAGGTCTTTGAGAGACCCCGGATAAAAAGATAAAGATTTTGCACTAAAATAATACAATTTTCACTCCTTATTTACCTATGGCTCGCCACATGTAGGATGTATACATATTCCCGCCGCCATTGGACATAGTAAATCCACCGGCAGTTTTAGTCTTAACTCTCCACGTGTTACCTTCGTTTTTGAAATTCTCGAAGTTGCACAATTGGATGTTTTGACAATAGTTAGGGAAAGTCATATGGAAGGGAATATACTCAGATTCACTACTTGGCTTATCAAATACGGCTATGCCCCACTGCTCTATAAGCCCCGTGCTCTTGTCCCTCCACCAACCACCACTCTCGCCATAGTATCCGTTTCCGCCATCTTCGAAAAATTCAGCCTCTGTTGTGATAACCTCAAGACTTAGGTCACCATTCCCGTCAGCGGTGTTTCCGTTCACGCTCCTTACTACATTCCTTCCAGAAACAGTGGCCGACTGAGTGTTCACAGACAGGAAGTCTGTTGTCGTTGTGCCTATGTTGGCGGAAGAGGTGCTTACGGACCCGGAATTAACCTGAGTGGACTCTACTGTAGAGGCATTCAGCCTGTTAAGATTAAGTGCATATCCATTGGCAATACCTTGCCAAGACAGGGCACCTTCTAATTCAAGATTCTTGCCCCAAATGTTACCAAACACCTTCAGGTAGGAATTGACCTCATCAAGAGACCACAACTCCATCATTGTAGTAACCATCCCAGAGGGAGGGGAAAAACGGAACCTCATGCTGTCCACTCTCCCATCCGCTCCGCTGGCAGAATTGTCACCGATAACAAAATCAAGCACTGTTCTGTCATTGGCAAGAGTAGATGCCTCAATATAGGTATAGTCTGTACTGTCTACCTTCGTGAAGTTCAGCCGAGGAAGGGATAGCCCTCCCGTCATGGTGTCCCCTGACACATTTACATAGGCAGCTTCCGATTCTTCTCGGGACATTATTCCAAGGTTATTCCTCGCCGCCGATTTGTCTGGAATATCTGAGAGATTAAGGGTTTTTTGAAGATATCTTTCATCTAACCCCGGTATCTGCTCATAGGTAACGTATCGCAACCAATCTGTGGTGACATTCCACATGTAGTTCCACTCTTCTGCCGCCGGTTTTTGTCCTTTATCATACCCCTTGGCTAACAGGTCGTCAATAGGTTTTGACTTGTTTGGCTTCCCCGTCCCTGGGAGGTTTACATCCTGAGATGCCCAAACTACGATTTCTCTTTCTGGCTTTGCCATCAAAATATCCTCAATTAAAAGACCAAGACTCTTCGTCGTCAGAAACGTAAGTCAGGGAAGCAACTCCCCCGGTGCCGTCTCGGTTTGTATCATACACAGATGAAAAACCAAAGGCCTGCTGGTCTCCCAGCATGCCGAATGGGTAACCCTCACTTTCTACAAGCCGTAGGTGAGTTACCAGTGGCAGCATCTCTATAATCTGGGGCAGGATATCAGTAACTTGCATACAAGTGTTGAAAACATTGATGTCCAGTCTGTAATTATATCCCTTATACGTTGTTACCCCATCTTCACCGAAAAGTTGTTTCAGAGTTGCTATTATGTCTGATCTTGTCCCGCTTTTAGAATTGTTCCCGGTAAGGATCATTATAACTGCTCGGTATTCAGGGTCATTGAGCCCATTTCGGTAAATACCTAGTTGATTACCTATTTCATCAAGGTTAGTATCTGTTGCATTCAGAGTAGTTCTCAACTCTGCCAACTCAACCATTTTTTTATCTATTTCTTCAAGTCTTTCAAGAAAAATTCTCAAAACTTTATTGATGTTTGTCTTATCCGTAAATGCTTCAGATGGCAAATAATCAACACCGTCCTGAATAAAATTTTCCAAAGGGTGTATGTGATTAACATCCTTGGTTTGTTGCTCTGAATCATCCGCCATGTCAATACCCCCTAAACTATCTGACTAAAGGTAATATCCTCTGTCTCAACGGAAAACACTTCTGTAGTTTCTGCTGTTATATCCGTGCTCTGGAAGGAGCTATCCGGCTCGCCCTTATTTTTTATCTCCACATATACCTGTGTGAATCTGTCAGAGGAGGTTGAATTCATTACTGTGCCAACAAGCCTTACGTTATAAATGGTTCCCGCGATCTTAGCTCCATTTATAGAAGTGGCGATTCCTTCTGCAACAGCAGACTCTTCAGTTGCAGATAGCGCCCTGCCACGATACCCCACACGGATTTCTAACTCCCTTGCTTTTGCTTTAGTGTGCCACACCCTTTCTACTTGATCATCTTCTGTGGTGATATCATAGAAGGTGTCTCCGTAAGTGTTATTTGATTCCGCCATGGTGTCATATAACACTTGGCTTATCTCAGAGGTGTTCCCTCCGTAGCAAACTGCCATGAACCTGTAGGCAGGTATTCCATAGCTGTTAGTTTTATCAGTGTTATTATTGAAAATTCTAACCTTCTCTATCCCTTCTACCTTGTTTAGAAGGGCAGAGAGAATTGCTGACCTTGTTGCCTTTCCTTCGCTGACGGTGGTAGAAGCCCTGATCCGGTATTCATTATCTGACTCAACATCAGACCCATCAATAAAAGCGGTAAGGTTAGTTATGTCTAAAAACCCACTGGGTACTGGGTTAATTCCCTTTATGCTGTAGGAATCACGTGAAATATACCCGGCCTCTGTTGACCTCACATCCATCAATATAGATCGATTGCCCACAATAGGGCTTGTCCGGAAATCAACCCTGCTGGAAAGTCCTATAAGGTTCTTATCTGTGTCATAACCTATGTATAACGCCCCTTCCGTAGAGTCTATTAATATCTTATCCTGATTAGAGAGGATAGTATTGTTTACAATAAAATCTTTTATTTGACCAAAGAACTGGGTCAGCGGGGCACCAGAGGTAGCTGATAAATTAAGAGATAGGGTTTTTACTGACTGGTCATTTGTGTTCTGTATTTGGAGCCTGTAGCTGCCCGTATTTAAATCAGTTCCCCTGATAACCTGAGCCACCACATTGCCTGCAAGCTGCACGTCCGTGGAAAGTTCATAATCCGTATCAACAACATAAGTCTCTGAGGAATATATCATGTTGTAGGGAACAGTCTCATCAATTGTCATTATGACGGACCCTGTACTCCTTGTTTTACCCAGCCGGTATATGCCCCGCTTTGAAAACAAGTCATCAAGGAAGATCCCCTCTGCACCCTGAAGTGTCTGAGCATAGTAAACTGAACCCATCAGCAGCCACAGTTGATATTCTCTCTCATTGAAGATCTGTATAAGCTTATCAGCTACAGAATTACTCTCTGTATTAAAGTCCTCTCCAAAAGTAGACTTGAAAGTTTTCTTAGTCTCTTGGACAAGATCATCAAGTGGTGGGAGGCTCATCCCGCTACCTGTTAAACCATAATTAGACGCCATTATTCCTCCCATTCCTAATTTAGGCGATAACCGTATTTTACCACATTGCACTGAGAATTAAAAGAAAAGGGAGCCCGGAGGCTCCCTTGATTATTTCCACGTATTCTCCCAAGTACTATCTCCATACTTGGGAAGTCTAAAGTTAACGAGGTAGTAGAGTTTGTTTTTAAACTCAATAGCTGCGCCCTCATCCCCACAAAGAGAGGTATTGCTCTCAGGAGGGGTTGGGTACTCATACTTGTCACTTCCCACGAAGGCAAGGTTTATTTCTTCCTCTTCTTGCGTATAAACTGTGAAGTAGCACTCATAGGACCTTGATGCCACATCCATAGTTGAGGTAAAATCCAGTATCTGAAGAACGTCAGGCTCTTGCCTTACTTCTTGCTTTATTCTTCCATCCAGTACGGACTTTACTGTTTTTTTTCCTACGAATGTCCTGTAGGGAAATCCAAAGGTATCATCAAAATACCAGTCCCCTAACCAAACAGAAAACCTCAGATACAGTCTTTGCCTGAGGGAAAGCTGGTTGGTAGGAGTAAGGACCATCTCTTTTTTATCAGTAGAGTCAAAAGATAGGTCTCCCGTTAGGGGGTCAAGAAGAAAATCTTTATATAATGTAGACATATTTTTCCTTTATAGTAACGGCGTGTCAGTTACACCAACCCCTCTCAGTACCCCTCCATGAACGTGGACTTTAGCCCATTCATAGAAGTCATCTAGATCTACTCCCTTGGCTGTTATTACTCTTCCGTCGGGTGTTATTCTTGCACCGTTGCAAACTACCTGACCACTAGTCTCCAGAGTAAATCCACCGCTTGAATTTGAAGATTTTATTTCCCCTTCTGGGGTTATTGAAACCGTGGCATTACCATTGGTTATTTTTATATTACCATCTGACAGGTATTGAATATCTACCTTCGGATTCTGAATAACAGTGTCACCATTAGGTTTTTGCGTTAAAGAGGCTTTGTCGTTTTCTAAAACCACGTTATCGGGGTCTATGGCCTTTGAATTGCCATCCGTGAATATCTGGGTTACAGCCCAACCGGGGAACAGTTGATGGGTGGTCTGGTCGTTATTGTCGCCCTCATTCCTCTCTGAAAATGTGAGGCCAACAAAATCGCCGACTTTTATCGGCATTGTTAGCCTTGCCTTTCCTCCCGTGCCCGACGGTAAGTGTACAGGGACATCGAAAATAACTGGGTAGCTGTCAACCACCCCGTTGGAAAACTCGGTATATGCTGTTGGCTGTATATCCACTGTGGGGCCTGAGTAATTTACTCCAACCACCTTGCCCCTTATACTGGTGTGTAGGTTGTTCCTCATGTACCTTTCAACGAAGATACCAAGGCCCGTATCAAACCTTCCTGCTTGTGCCATAATAACCCCTCACTGAATCAATTCCCCACGAGTCTCTACAAGTCCCAGCTCAGTAACCCAGTCACCTGTTTCATAACTACCTTTGTGGGTTAGCTCCGCCACCTTGTAAAATCCCTTGTGGTATCTGGTATTTAGGTATACTGTGGACTCTGGGAGTATTGCTCCGTTAAGTAGCGTAGTTACAGTCATACCAACGTCTTCTCTAATATCGTGCTCTTTTTTCTTCTTCGATGACCTTTTTTTCTTCGGGGCCTCTCCCTTTGCAGCCTTAGCTTTGGCCTTCATGAGCTTCTTAGCTGTGTTTGGCTGCTTGGGGGAAGGTGTTCCAACCATGCCACCTTCTTCAGATATCTCGAACATTACATTTCCAAATCGAGAG